CCATCCTCTTTCTTTTTATTTTTATTCTTAAAATATTCAAGAAGCTGGGGAGGCATTTTTCCTTTAGCCATCAGAATTCTCCAATCTAGATACAGGTAAAGATGTCAAGAATCGTGTAGGCAAATTAGTTCCTCTTATGTAAGGTGTTGCCATGTAATCTTGTTCTGTAGTGAAAAGATCTATTCTTTTCTCTCCTGCCATTCTAGTACGACCTCTACTTTCCTCAAAAGGGTTTTTCTGTGATCTTTCACCTTTTCCATAAATATTTTTATCTCGTCTTACACCTAATGTATATCCAAGATTAGTTCTAGGTAAAACAGACATTTACAAGGCAGCTAAACTAAATGTAACTGTGGCATCAGTTCCCCCAGCCTCACTTACAAAAACACCTTTAATAAACTTAACTGGTCTATCAGATACACTGTAAGAAGTAGAACCGTTTGCAGATATTGTTTGCTCAGCAATAATCGGAGCATAATTTGTACCATCAATACTACCATCTAATCGAACTACAACATTAGTGTTTTTATTTGNTAAAGTTACTAGCAATGTATAGCTTTTTGTAGCAAAAAAATTATTTTGAGCTACTTGCAAAACAGTTCCATCACCTGGTGCAGATAAAGCCGTATCATTTAAAAATATTGTGTCTTGAAAGTAGGTAACTGCCATCGTAATTTTACATTCCTTTTCTTAAGAATAACAGGGGAAAATGTGGTTATCTATGACTTGTTTCCAAAAGAATCCTTGTACCTACAGCTACATCAGCTGGTCCAGGTAGTGCTTGAATAAACTCTGCACCCTCTCTATTAAATCTATATCTAGCCTGTTCTGGATTTCTATAATTAGGTACGTATAAGTGCATTGCTAACCTATCGGTTTCATAAATATATATTTCAGTCCAAGTTTTAAGAACTTCTCTAAAATCAGAAGTTGCAACTGTACGATCAACGTCACCAGCTATGCTTTCTATTCTATTTCTTGGAACAGTATTATTATTAATACTTCCTGTCATATCAGTCCTTTTTTCTGCTTCATCACAACGTCCAATCTGTTCTACAATTTTACTTACCCAAAAAGAATCCTGAACATTATTTAGTGCTTCTTCAAGTCTTGCTTGGTCACCAGCAGGTATTGAAGTTAAGTTATAACCTAAATGCCAACGTACTTTTGATTGTATAAAGGTATCGAGTTTCATTCAAACAAGTAAAATATACCTGTTACTAGTCTACTCTCACTAAGTTCTCTTTAAATATTGCATCCCAATCTATTCTTTTAATACCTTTTAATTGTTCAAGCTTCGTATATCTTTCCCCTGTCATAGTGGTTTGTAAATCTTTAATGTCTCTAGCAGTTTTTAATCCAACGCCGGGAAGTGAATCCGCAATTTGTCTTGCACTTGCAGTATTTATATTTAATCTGTGATCGATTGGAAAAGTTTCTCGATTAGTTGGTTTTGCTGATTTATCACCAGATGCTTTTAATTCATCAGTAAGCCTTTCTTCAGTTTTAATTTTTTCATTAGTTGCTGCTAAATTTGGAATTAAATCATTTTCATGAACATAATCCACTTCATCATTTGCATTCATAACCATCCAAGTACCATCATCACCATGTCGTGAAATTTTTTCAACTAAACCACCTGTAGTCTTGTGCTGATATAACATAATAAAAATTGTTTTTCTAAATTTAGCTTACCCTAATTAATTTTTGTTGACAATAAAAAGCGAGCCATAAAGACTCGCCTTGTATCCTACATTTAAAAATATAGATTAAGAATCTGTTCCACCCACTTGTGAAGCAAAATCCACAAAGGAAGAAACGTCACTCCAAGCAACATCCGCAGCTGGACGTAAGTAGTTTACACGACATACAATGTATGCTGCTCTACCTGCATCAGAATCATCTGAGGAGATGAATAAGCCATCACCATTAACTGCAGTACCAGTAATAGCGTTGACATTATAAACTTTGAAAGTTGTGTCAGATGTTACTTTGAACATCATGGAGTTTGCAGCATCCTGATCATCAATACCAGCTGTTGTTACAGTAGTCCAGAAAGGAATGCCTGCAGTTGTTGTAGCACCTGTTCCTTGAGCAATAGTTGTACCACTAAATGTTAAAGAACTAGAAGCACCAGCTAAACCATTAGCCTGTGTAGCAGGGACACCAAAAGGTGATCCACCGTTGTCAGGGCCAAGCAGAATTACTTCTGTATTTGTGCCTCCAATGTCTGCTGTTATTGGAGATGCTGGGAAGCTAGGAAGTCCTGATGAAGGATCATCCTGAGCAATTGATATGGATGCTCCATATACATATGCAGGTCTGCCTGAACTTGCCTTAACAATCAAGCTTGTGCGATCATCTCTAACACGGTCACTAACTCTTCTGTCTGGAGAAGGTACAGTGATGTCGAAACTCTTGAAGCTTGCTTTAGTAGCAGCCAAGTTAGATACTTTTACATAACCAACTAATTCAAAGGCTTCAATTCCAGGCCAACCAAATACACCTTCATGGTTAAATGAGGATAATTTGTTGATCTGATTTCCAGGTTGTAGGATTGCTCCTGCGTCACTTTTGTAAGTTGCCATTAGTTAATACCTCCTATTACTCTGTAATTGTGAAGGCAGTAGTAATGAAGTCCTTGTTCAAGTTCGCAAACCCGGCATATAGTTGCCAAATCAGAATGATAAAACGTGAAAAATCATCGTTGTTATTAATTAAAACTTGAGCATTAGGACCACCAATACCAACACCGATAGCCTGTGGACCAAAGAATAGTCCTGCAGGTGTTGTTTTTGTGGAAGCTCCGTTACCATCACCAATATCGACCGAAATTGATTTTGATGGGAAGTTTGTAGATTCAAAAAATCTAACTCCTTCAAATACGAATCCAGAAGGCATAACTGGCTCACCAGCTACAAACTGAGCTTGTCCATACTGACCACCAGCATAGATTGCTTGGTTAGGTGCCATAGCTCCCATTAATGGAGAACCTTGACCCATCCCTGGATATCTTGCTACCTCACGGAAGCCTTGATCTGCACGTAGATCTTTCATGAATGAAGGATCTGCTATGCATCTATAGTATCCATCTGCGAATACAGGAACATGACGCTTTCTTAAGCTTTTGACTACTTCAAGAAGGTCAGTCTTTACATTGAACTTAAAACGCTCAGAAGCGAATTCTGTAGCTGTATAAGCATTAAGACCACCACCAGCAGCTTTTGCTTTGCCATTTGGATAATAGTATCCACCCTGTGTATCAGAGGATTGACCACGAGACTCAGATTTGAATAATTCATCAATGAATACTCTATCTCTCCATCTACGGTAGTCATCTAACAGTGTTAACGAACCAATTGATTGATGGAACATATTTAAGTTTCCAGTATCAAGCAGTAATCGCTGAGCTGTCATTAGGGTTTCTCTAGCAATTTTAAATGTGCTAGGAAGTACAGAATTGTTAGGGTCAGCAGGACCTGTATATTCCCTAAGAGATACAAGTACTTTGTCTTTAACAATAGATCTGCTATTTGCTGTTCCGATAGTCTGATCCTGAGTCCTCTCTCTAGAGGTCTTAGTTCCAGGATTACCAAAGAATCTATAGCGATCTAGCTGTACCGTTTGTCCAGGTTGCTTTGTGAAATCGTGTACCACTACTGGCTCGGAAGCCATTTCTACGATGTACGCAGGATGTGGACGATACAGTTCAGCACCCAGGAGTTTCGGAAAATCGTTATCTATAAACATTTTTGAAATTCAGCTAGGTTGGCTGATTACGAACACTTTATTGTGCTCTTAATACTGGAAAATTAATTCCATTAGTTATAATTATAAATTGACTTAATATTCTACTTATTTAAGCTTAGGTGTTTATTACTGATTGAGTTGTGGTGCCATCAAGTTGATTACCTAAAGAATATGTAGTTGGAGGTACAGTACCAATTCTATGCATTGGAGTTACATATCCATCGGCTGGTTGTAAATCAGATTCTTGTGCAGCCGCCATTTGTTCTTCTAAAGCCATTAGTCTAATAGCATTTTCTGCCATTTTTTTTGCTTTTTTAGCTTTTTTGTGTTCCATTTACTTCTTGCCTTTTTTTGATTCTAATGGAGGCTGACCTACAGGTAACTGCATTAGTCCTGCAGCTGGTAAATATTGTCTTAAAAACATCTGCTCATTAGCTGCAATTAAATCTTGTGTTTGTTCTGCAGCTCTTATATTTCGGGGTGCTAATAAACCATTAGCTGGTAATGGTGATCCTGGTAAATTTAATTTTAAATATGATGCATCTAAATCAGATGGCATAGCAGCAGCTTCGCCAACTCTAGTATCTCCTTGTCTCATTCTTATACGTGCGTACTCATCTGTGTTACCAGAGACTATTTGATTTTGTATATCCGTTCCACCAAACGCTACTAGCTGAGGTGAGCCTATTGGACCTCCAGCAGTACCTAAACCTGCTAAAAATTTATCAGCCTTTTCAGATGTGCTTGGTTTTTTCTTTTTTTTCATAATAAAAAATTAAATGGGGTGTTTTACCACCCCTTTAACATTTACTCCATTACAAGAAGTTTTTGACGGAATACTTCAGGATTTTGCTGAGCAGCATTTAGATATCTCCATGCGTTTTGTGGATCTCTATCGGCTGCCCCTCCGAAATCTTTCCAGAAATCTGTTGGATCAGCTGGAGCTTGTGGCTGTGGAGGAACTGGCATCTCAGGTCTTGATGGAGCTTGAGATTGTATTTGAGGATTCTCAAACTGTTGACCTGCAAATGTAGGAGCTTGAGGAGCACCATATGCTTGCTGCTCTTCTTCTTCAACAGGATAAGGTCCTTCTGGCCCAAAGAATTCACAAGTGTAATCTGCTAAAACGTCTGGATCTGTAAGAATCTTTTCGTATGCTTTATGCTCTGCTGACATCTCCTGTAACAAACCAATAGCTTCACTCAACTGATTATTAGTTGTAATAAGTGAATCTTCAATTTGACAAGCATAGTTATTAAGAACTGCTGGAGCATCTGCACCAAAGTGATTAATTACTTCAAGTGATGCTTCACTTACTCCGTTTGCCCTTAGCTGGTCGTTGGTTATCTCCTGAGAAGTTTGGGAATAATTGTTGGAGTATGCCTGGCTGCTGTTGTTCGAAGGCGTATAAGTCGGCTGAACCGGATTGCTGTATTGGGTTGTTTGTTGGTATCCGTAGTTGGCCTGGTCGTTTGCTGGAGTCTGACTTGACGGTGCTGCCTGGAACGGGAATTGGACTGGTGAACTCAGGAGTCCTACCACTCTGTTGAATGCGTCCTTGTATGGGTTCTCCGCTTGTGGGGCTGCCTGCTGTGGCTGGGGGCTGTACCCTGTAGGGGCTGATACCCCCATCTGGGCTTGCACTTGGGGTGCTGGTGCCACTTGGGTTGTCTGTGGTGCCACCCATTGTGGGGAAGTTGCTACTGAAGGAGCTTGAGCCGAACTCTGAGCCACGTAGCTGGTCTGTGGGGTCTGGGATACTTGGGGTGCTGATTGGGTCTGAGCTGCGGTAGC